AGACCATGGACAGCGCGCCCGGATAGAACGCCTTACCCGTGCGCGACCGCGGGCCGAATTGCTTGTACTTGTTCGATCCGAAGTCAGTCGGAGCTGCCGCCGCACTCATGGTCAGGCCACCCGACAGCGGTCGCCCCCTGCTGCCCGCCTTCATCGTCACCGACGCATTAGAGACAGCAGTGGTCGTGGTGTTCGCCAGGACGCGCTGCTGGAGTTTAGTCCGCACGCGCTGCTGTACAGCCTTCTTCGTCTCCGGGTCAGCCATGGCCTTGATGTACTTCTTGATTGCGGACGCGAACGACCGGTCAATCACCTTCATCGCCGCCACTGCTGCATCCCATTCACGGGACCGGGTGACAGGCACCGGCTTAGGTCGCGCTGTTCAGAACGGGCTTAGTGCTTCCCATCGTCACAGTTGACTCAGCGACAGAAGTGGAATCGCCACCGATCGAACCGGGAGAGATACTGATAGTCGCCGTAACGGTCTCAGTCTCCGAGCCGATGGGCTTGAACACTGCGGTTACGCTGGTGCCCTCAGCGCCATGCAGATAACGCGACAGCGAACCGGTCGGCACGTTGAAGTCCTGAGCGAACGTCAGCTCCAGCACCCACGTCGCCGCCTGGTTGATCGTGAACGTAGTTCCGTCAATTGCGGTCCATGTCGTTGTGCTGCTAGAAGGGGTCCACACGGCCTTACTGATCTGCCCCTCATAGGCGACAGAGTTGATCGTGATGGTGGCATCCCCGAGGATGATCGGCGCGAATGTTGCGGCCATGGCTGATTCCTAACTGGTGAGAAGGGCTGTTACTGCGATGTCATAGGACAGGTGCGAGTCATCGAACTGTGTCTGATCCGCCTTAGACCATGACATCGAATGAGTGAGAAGCGTGGGGAGAAGGATCGCCAGCAGATCGTCTAGCTGATCTTCGGCCTTGTCCAGGTCGGAATGCGGGGACACCAGTACCAGGGTGAACTGCCCGACTGCGGATGAGCGCGGGGCCGCGCTGTTGATCTCGAAGGAGTCTGTCTTGACGATGAGGTTGGGCTGAGACAGCGCGCCGATGTTGCGAACGCTCTTGACCAGCCGCACCGACTCCAGCCCTGCAGTGCCGCTCAGTATCGGCTCCAGCGCCTCAATCAGACTGTCGCGGCTGCTCATGCGATCACCGGGATACCCTGCTTAGGACGCACGACACCATGCCACGCCTGGAACGTCGCGGGCAGGCCGAACGAACCATTATCGAAGTCGCCGCCCGGAGCCTTGCCCTTGTTCCAGAGGTTCTGTGTTTCCATGAGCTGCGCGACACGGTAACTGTCCGGGATCTCGCCGGATGCTGCGTTGACGATGTAACCATCCTCGTCAATCACCAGGCCGCCCTCATCGGGAAGCGCTGGTGCGTAGGCCCGCACAGCATGCTTAGCAGACTCCAGCAGCTCCGACAGGGACGCGTCAGGGTCCGCGCCTTCATCCGTCGGAGCATCCACCCACTGATCGCGGGCGGACTCTACTGTGTGCCAAGTAGCCATGCGGGCCTATCGCCTTTCAGCTTGTCTTCTGCGTGGTGCTGGTGCGCTTCGTGACGTGCGGGGCGTACAGCTTCCGCTTCTCCTTCAGCTCCGCGTCACGCTCAGCGTTCGCCGCAATCTCAGCGTCGATCTGAGCCACCTTCAGGTCCGCATATGCGGGCTCAACGTCGTTCAGCTTCTTAGCCATGAGTCAATCCCTACGGGGTGTAAGGCGCGACATCGACGATGCCGAGCGCGTTGTTCACGAAGAAGCCGCCATAGCCGAAGAAACCGACATCGACACCGCCGTTAGCGATGTTCAGCGCCTCAGCCCGAACCGGCGAACCCGGCAGGGTGTAGACATCTGCAGCGCCGCGCGCCACGACGAGAATGTGATCCGCCGTAATGCTTCCGTCGAACTTGAACTGGAACCCGTTGAGCGATCCGCCCTCCAGGCCGAGCGCGCCGGAGAGGTATCCGAGAATGTCCGACTGCGGGAACTTCAGCATGCCCTTGGCGAGAGTGTTGGAGATGACAGCGCCGGTGGGGGTGAGCCCAGCCTGCGTGATCGCCAGCGCGCCATCGATGAGCTGTGACCAGCCCGCGCCGATGGTGAGCGATGCGGGGTTGTCGGCCTCAAGGTCGGTCGCCGCTGCGAGGGCTTCGGTACGCACCAGCGCATCGAGCCAGTCAGCGAACGACTGACGCATGATCCGGTCATACGCCTCGAAGAAGCCCGGGGTGCCGAAGTCGCGGTGCTCCCGCGCGATGTCGTTAGCGCCAGCCCAGCGGGTAGCGGTGTCGGAGACCTGCGTGAAGCTCGCGGGCGTGGAGGGGACCTCAGTCTTGTTGCCGGTCCAGGTTGCGCCGGAGGGCTTCAGGTTCCACTTCCAGCCCGTCATATACAGGCTGGTGAGGTTCTGCGAACCGAACAGCGGAACATACTTCTGCTCCGTGACAACGCCATCCACGACCTCGCCCAGCCACTGCTTGGGGAGAAGGGGTGCGATGTCGCCGGCGGCGTTGTAGGTGATGTCATCGAGCGCGAAGAGACCGGACTCCTGCATAAATGCAGCCTTCACAATCTCAATGTCACGCTGCGTGCCCTGACCAGCGCCCACCTTCTGGACAAGTCCGAACAGCGCATTACGGGTGAGAGGCTCAGCCTTCGGAGCCGCAGTGCGACCCGCCAGCATGACCTCAGATGCAGATGCCTCAGCCACTGCGTCTCCTTCTTCTTCTTCGTCCGGCTCTTCGTCCGGCTCGATTTCCTCGTCGGCGGGTGCCTCCGTGGTGTCATTGGAACCCGGCACGATCGCAGGGTTGTCCTCTTCGGGGTCGCCGTCGATAGCGAACAGTGCTGCAGACTCAAACGCGCCTTCGGTTACCAGCGCCGCGCCAGTCAGATCAGCGGTGCCAGTGTCGTCAACGTCGCGCACGATGTTGCGGACCTCAGCGGACAGCTTCACGAAGAGGCCATGATCGGCAAGCCAGGCGTCACCTTCGGGAGTGTCAGCGATAGCAAAGTCGGCATAGACACCGGCCTTCGTACCAGGCTGACCTAGGTGAACGACGCTGAGAGACTCAGCGCGCCCGATGGGGGAGAACCGATCATGGCCAACATTCAGAGTGACGACGGCAGGGTCGCGCGGGATGCCGACACTCGTAAACGCAATCGGCTTAGTCTTGCTCGCACTGGTGCGCGAGCGCTCACCGAACGGCACCAGCAGCCCGGACACCCGGCGGCTGTCCCTGTCAATGGCAAACATGCCAGCTTCTTGCGGGCACTCTTCTGGCTGCATCTCAATCCTCCGTAGTAATCGCCGTGCCACCGCGACTGGTGAAGTCGAAGCGGACAGACTGCCCATGGGCCACGATGTCATCCTGAGACAGCCGCGACTCAATGCCGCGATACCAATAGGGCAGGCTCATGTCATCCAGGCTGGACCGGTTGCCTTCCTGCGTTACGTAGGTCAGCGATGCCGTAGCAGTGCTCGCATCCAGTACAGAACCAGGAAGATTAAAGAAGGCTGCCGTATCGAGTCTCGCGGCGTTCCTGCCCTCCACCAGAAGGGCAGCGTCCGCCTGCCCATGATCCTTGACAGTGATGTTACTTGGAGTCATCGCCACGCTGCCTTCAGGCTGTCGGCGAGCTACAACCCAAGAGTCCCGAACTGCCAACATCTCTTCGTCGTCAAGCTGCGTGTCATCCTCGATATGCAGCTCGGTCAGCGGTGCGGGAGTGTTTGCGCGGGACACCCAAGTCTTATCGAGCGCCCGCGCGCCGAGCATGGTTCGGGTTGCATACGCGATGAGACCTTCAGAGGGTCCGGGAATCAGGATGACCTCATCCTCGTCAGCCACATCCCAGCCGCCGTCGCTATTCTTCAGCTCGATCAGACCAACCTCATTGATCTTCCAGGACTCGTAAGGGCAATGCACCGCGCTCAGGATCGGCTTACGCTTGTCCACCTCAGCACCACGGACGCAAATCCATAGGCTGTACGGGTAGAAGATCAGGTCATCGATGGTCCGGACCATGCGCTGCCACGGTCCGAGCTGGCCCGGAGTCTGATACAGGAATGAGGGCGTGTCCTTCACGTCGAGCAGCACGTCGCCGCGCCACGCCTGCAACGGCTTATCCGCCAGCAGAGACAGCAGGATGCCGCGCGCGCGGTACACGCCGGGAAGGCTCATCATCTGATCGCGGCTCAGGCACTCAGTGCCCACCGTATCCTCGAACAGGTTGATCAGATCGGTCGTGACAATGCGCGTAAGATCGCCAGCCCAAGGGGAGCGGATACCGACCTCGCCACGATTCGTCAGCGTGGACTCAGCGAAGCTTGCCAGCGCGGCAATATCGCTCCTCAGTCCCATGACCGAAGTCTAGCGCACGATGCATTCATCTGAATGTATCTGATACGGTCTAATCCGTGGGCGCTCCGGGAGTCGTTGCCCGTTGAGCGCCCACCTTCACACCGCGACCGCCTCAATCACACCACGCACAGCACGCGGCTGGGAATCGTAGTAGCGCAAGGCCAGCGTGGCAGCCTGCGCCGGCGTGATATCGATACCCTCTTTCATGCTGGCGAACTTCCACTTCGCACCCATCTGCACACGCTTCACCGCCAGGAACGCATCCGTCAGCGACTGCTGCCCGTAATGGCTCACCGTGCCGCGCTCCACCTCCAGCTTCATCCGCTCATGCGCAGCCGCCACAGACTCGTAATCCTGAACCTCTAATCTCGGAGCCGGTCGGAGCTGCTCGATAGCTTGCTTGACATCGGCCATAATCGTGCTGGATCGTGGGTCAAGCACCACAGGAACACGGTGCCGTCTGCTGATGTCTCGCGCTGCATTCGGCAGCCAAGCACGGCCCGCCCTGCCGTCAAGCTGCACAATCCTTGCTTGCCCATGCTCATCCCTCCACGCGGCGACGATCGCCGCACTGTCATCACTCGCCGCAACCCCAAGCGCGAAACGCTTCGGTGGCGTCGGAAGCTTCTCCAGCAGCAGCCCCGCCGTCCACTGATCGCTGCTGAACAAGCCGCCCTCACCGCCGGCGTTGCCCCACACGCCCAGATACTCTCGAGCGAACCGCTCCGGAGTCAGCAGAGACCAGTTACGTTTCAGCCGCTCGAGCGTGGTCAACTCAGACAGCAGACCCACATGGTGCTGCTCGAGCATGGCTGCTGCATACTCCCAGTCCGCCAGGCGCGGCACGTCGATGTCGTCGCCGCCACTGTGATCCACGATCGCGGCGTCACTGTCATGCAGCGCATCCCATAGCAGGTTGCCCGCACGGTACTCACCCGCCGTACCCATCAGAATCATCATGCCGATGGAGCTGGTGTCGAGAGTTGGGAGCGCTGCGGGTAACACTTCATCCTTGAACTCCGGCGGCGCCGCGCCCGCCTCATCCACCACGATGATGTCGAACTCCTTCGACCGGAAAGCCTTATCGCTCGGAGCCACGATCTGGAACACAGACCGGTTGAACTCGATGCGCTCATAACCCGCACCCTTCAACAGGTGCACGTCGCCGCGCAAGTCCGCGAAGTCCTCCATGATCGGGAAGATGTCAGCCATGAACTTCGCACGCGCGGCCTCACGGGTAGTCGCCATAGTGAACGCGATACGCAGACCCGGGATCGCGTCCATCGTGGCGAACAGCCACAACAGAACACTCTCTGTTTTCGCTGTTCGCCGGCTCATCGTGATCGCCGTCATCGCAGACAGGCTGTCTAGCGCAGCACCCACCTCGAACTGCTGAGGTTTGAGTTCGCGCCCGCGCTGACTGTACGCGAACAGCTCCGCCCCGCGCTCGATTGTATTCATCTGGATGGATTCAAGAGAAAACTTACGTAGCGGAGCCAAATCTCCTTCT